TTAGTGTTCGGGTGACCCGTTTGGTCAATCCGCGATCTATATACCATTGCAAGTTAATAACACCCATCCAATTTGTAGAATACCTAATCATCGTTAACTCCAGGCCAAACGGAAAAAGGTTGCCAACTGCTCGGAAGCAAATCTATAGCCCAATTCGGTCTGCTGATAATCGGTTCCACACTGATAGCCATGATCAACTAACCACTGACTCATGCCTTCGCATCGTTGAGCGATTTCTTTACGGATCTCAAGTCTGTCCTGATTCTTACCTGTGCCTAGACTAGTATAGCGACGCACCAAATCCGCATAAAACGGTTCGGTATCTACAGCAATACAAAGATGTGGGTATAGTAGTTGACTCATGCTACTATTATACTATCTTCAGTATTAAGAGTCAAGTCGTAAAAACCCACTAAAGTGTGCTTCTGTGAGAGGCAGGGTGGGTATGTGGCTTTTTGGCTACAGTTTTATTGTTTGGTGGCCAATCTTTCCACGGCTTGTTGAGCCATGGCCCGGAATGGACCCGAGGAAGGACTACATTACGGGTCCATTCCCATTCTTAAATCCGACTTCCCCTCCCTGCTCTTTAATCCTCTTTAATACATCTTCAAATAAGATTGGAGCAAAGTCGGGTAGTTGTTCAACGGACACATTGAAATATCGTGGATCAATCTCGTCGCTATATAGAATTTTGCCGGTCTTGGCATCAACTCCGCGTGGCTTCATTACACGATTGGCGTGGAGGTGGCCGTGGATTGAGCAACCAAATCTACCTAGCGATTCTTCATGAATAGGAATATGGCTAAGAATCATTCCATTCATCACATGATATGCACGAAGTTCACGGAAGTATTTCCGGTAGTCCTCATCTTTAAAAATGTCGTGATTACCACGAATAAGAACCTTGTCTCCGTTAAGTCTATCCATAATAGGCAATGCTTTTCGATTCATAACAACATCACCTAAGTGGTAAACTTTGTCGTTAGGTCGTACTCTTTCGTTCCATGCTGTAATCATGGCCTCATCCATCTCCTCAGCAGAGTCCCACGGGCGAAGTTTTGTAACCCCATCACTACGAGTGAAGCGACATACACCGGCATGACCAAAGTGTGTATCGCTAACTAAAAATACTGCTGGCATATTATGCTCCTTTCTCTAAGTTAATAAAACATTATACTATAAAAGTATTTTTTTGTCAATTCTGGTGGAAATGGAGGGATTCGAACCCCCGACCTTGTCCGTATGAAGGACCTGCTCTACCAACTAAGCTACATTTCCGTAAATGAAAAAAGGCGTAGAGTATTATCCCCAAACCTCTTTATATTTTTCTAAAGCCTTTTTTCTTGCTAACACAAGTCTAATTTTCATTTCATCCGAAATGTCTTGTACATCAGCTGTTTGGTCGACTAGCTCTGGACGACGATATCCAATTTGAAACTCTGGAGTTTCATCGTAATAGTCATCATCGTTATCATTTAAAAATACACGAGCTAACGGTCGCTTAGGTAGATGTAGTTTTGCCTTCGTTCTTGTGATGATAGCACGGACCCGACCGTTTGCTGTCGCAGTTGGGGCAACCCATTCTAAGCGATTGGAATCCAAAGACTGTGCCAACTCGGCTGAGCTTTTCTGGCTTATTATTACTAAAGTCGCGAGTGTTAATACTTGTAACAGGGTGGGTATACATGAGTTTCTCCTAAGCATACTATATTAACGCTTAAGAGTTACACTAAGTTGACAATAATATTGCCAAAATTATATCTTTTGGTCCGGCGTACAGGAATCGAACCCATATTCATCGGGTAGAAGCCGATTGTACTATCCATTGTACTAACGCCAGCTTATATTGAAACACACTAGAAGAACCGTGACGAGCGGATTCATTTACCTTCCTCCAACAAGCGGAAGCCCATACCGGTCAGATATGGTGCCACTACTAAGGATTAATGTGCTTCAATATAAACTGGTCCAGGCGCAGAGATTTGAACTCTGAAAGTTCGGGTAAAAGCCGAATATGATAGCCAGTTTCATCACACCTGGATTGTTTTTCTTGCTTGCGTAGAGCTTTATTGCTCTTGCGGTGCGAGCCCGCTTTCCGTTTATTTGCTAGTACAGCAAATATATTTCTTGCTTTCATTTTACTTCTCCTTTAAAAATCTGTTAGTGGAACTAGTTCCTCTAAATTTACAACATCGGTCCAATCTTCAATATGGCCCGAGTAGTAACCGTTGTGTTCGTTGCGTACTTCAAAATCAATATATCCACGGTTAGTGCGAATAGTAAAGAAGCCATCTTCGACTACTTCTGCGTATTCGTCATCTGTCTCAACATTGACCCACTCTTTTTCTTCTACAGCAGTAACTAACGCACCACGTAGCAAATCAAAAGTGTTACCTTCTCCAATTACATCTCTACCTTGAAAGTGATTAATGTAAACAGTATTACAACAATCGCCACATACATAAAATCCTAATACTTCTCCTTCGATGGTACGAAATGCAACTCTATCATGGTCTTCGTTTAGGAAAATACCATTAATGCGTTTTCCAACTAGCTTGTTTAAAACCATGCCATTCTCCTTTTAAAATTTAAAACATATTAGGGGTGACCTGTGGAATTCGAATCCACCCTATCGGAATCACAATCCGAGGTGCTAACCGCTAACACTAAGGCCACACCTAATATGTCTATGGTGCACCCTCTTGGTTACGCTCCAAGCCATCCAGCTCTTAGAGCTGGCGCTTCCACTAGGTTAGCTTAGGGTGCTCTACCTCTTGATATCCAACCATCATAGTTGTCGACATCTTTTACTTCGTCTACTCCTAGTTTACTCGTGCAGTTAGGATTTTCACTACACATCGTAACAAAGGTATGTCCAAGGCTACGATGGAATTGAGACGCAGATAATGCCATACTTAAATCATCAAACACTTCTGCGTGTGGTTTATTATCCACAGTATAATAAACTTTAAACATATTCACTTTCTAAAATTGGTACCTCGTGATGGTGTCGAACCACCGAGACCCACTTGTAAGGAGGGCAGTATACCGTTTACTTAACGAGGCATTTGGTAGAGGTACTAAGATTTGAACTTAGACTAATGCCTTCAAAGGGCACGGTGCTGCCGTTACACTATACCTCAACAGTTTGGTTGCGGGTTCTGGAATCGCACCAGAGACTAGGGCTTATGAGACCCTCGAGATACTCCTTCTCCAACCCGCGATAGATTGGTGGACCGTGGGAGAGTCGAACTCCCTACTCCTGCGTGCAAGGCAGGTGTGTTCCCAATTATACCAACAGCCCTAAATTCTTTTGCCATTCATTAATAAATGGCAATACTTCGTGTTTCCATTTGCTATGAACCATCTCGTGATGATTTGGGCATAGCGGTATTAAATTACTGGGCTTGTTATTTTTTCTATTCTCATCAATATGATGGATAGCAACAATCTTGTCAAACCCGCAAATAATACACTTGTGTTCGTGATGCTGTTTTGCTATAGTCGCATAATGTGTGGCATTGTCTTTCCACCAAGAGCTTCTGTTATTAGCACAACTTCTACTACAAAATCTAGCTGTTTCAAATTGTTTGGTATTTTGTCTACCAGTCCAAACAAATTCTTTATTACAGCATCCGCAAATTTTAGTATGATCTTTTACTGGACCATACTTTCTATTTACTTTTGCTATTTGACCAGCTTTATAAGATTCTGTATAATATTTTCCGTTATTCATAATTTTTAATTACTTTGGAGCGGGTAGAGAGAATCGAACTCTCAACTAAACCTTGGCAAGGTCTCGGGTTACCATTACACCATACCCGCAAATTTATAAAATACTTTCTAATAACTTCCTAACATCTAATGTAATAGGTTGTAAGTTATTTACTACTGTAGAATCTTTACATATCCAATTAGCAACAGGCAGTCCTGGTTTTAAATTAAACTGCCCGCTTTTTGTTTCAAGATTCCTATTACATTCGTCCCACGATAATTGCGATATAGCAAACTTATGCGGGGCTGACTGAATACATAACAAATAATCAAATGATTGATTAAATTTAGACTTATTAGTATTTTGAAGTGAAACTCGTCCTGTAATTGTATTCTTCGGTGAAAACATATCAGCTACTGATTTAAATTCATATTTTGTATTAGTTTCTAAATCAATGCTATCATATCCTTCCTGGTCAACATACTTTAATCTTCCGTCTGTTGCTTTCTCTAATGCTAATGCTAGAACTTCGCCTTTGAGAAATCTATAAGATGGCTTATTAAGTTGCTTGCCAAGTTTAACTAAACAATCAACTACGGGTTGATAATCTACATCCTTCAAAAAACTCATAAGTTCCTTTAATTTGGAGCGGGATAAGAGAATCGAACTCTTGACCGAAGATTGGAAATCTGCTGTTTTACCATTAAACTAATCCCGCATTGGTGTCGTAACGGCAGGGCCCTTCAGGATGAGTTACGACGTTACTACATTGAGGCATTGCACCGTAGCTTACGCTACCCCCATCAACTGCCTCAAATTTTGTGTAGGGCTTCCACCTACTCCCACCTCGCTTTAAAGTCTGCGTGTCCAAGACTTAGTTCTATTGCTAGAACTGAAAATGTTACTTTCTAATACTTTGGTACCTCGGGCCGGAATCGAACCGTTCGCGTTATATTGGTGCCCGGAGCCGGACTCGAACCGGCATGCCTTTTAAAGCGGAAGATTTTAAGTCTTCTATGTATACCATTTCATCACCCGGGCGTTTGATCTATCTTGCGCCAACCTTTAGGTTTACCACCTTTTCTGTTAGCGGCAATTTTTGCCTTATGTTCTTCCGACTTTGGTTTTCCTTTATTTCCAGATCCATTAGTATTACCTAACATTACTTTGCTATTCATAGCAGATGCTTTTTCTAAACCATATTTTTCAACACGGCGTTCAAAAGGATTTTTATGTGTCCCAAACTCTTTACCATCAATGATGATATTATCGTAATCAGTGCCCCAATACAAATGTTTTGGATTACTACATTTACTATTATTACAAGCATGACACAACAGTATGCGCCCGCTTGGAATAGTTGTATCTAAATATTGTGCTAATACACCTTTATGATTAGTAGAGTTACCGCCGCGTTCACAACAAGGCTCGGATAAGTCTAAGTGAGCCCTGCGTTCTTCGCGAGATTTTTTAATAAATTCTTCTACTATAATCATAACAGTATTATATAGTAATAATTTATTACTGTCAAATATTTTGGTGGGCAAGGAGAGACTCGAACTCTCACGCCTTGCGGCACTGGCTTCTAAGACCAGCATGGCTACCAATTACATCACTCACCCATTTACTACTTTTAAACCTTTTAATCTATCTGCGGCATAACTAGCCGCAAACGCTTGTGGCTTAACTAGTGGCTCTACATTACATACGCCACGGATATAACCAATAGCTTGACTTACAACATTAGAACTAGCATGAATTTCGTTAGGATTAATATCTAAATGTACTTCTACAGCACGACCTTCTAATACTTCTGCTAATTTTAAATACAATTCACTAACCTTAAACACTTCAGTCATTAATCTAGTATTAGGTTTATCACAACGGTCATAATCTCGTTCTCTAGTCACTTCACCAAATAACTTACAACCGTGATTACCGTCAATATGTACAACAATAGCGGCTGTATAGTCAGCATACCATTCTTTGCCACGCTTAATTCGTTCAGAGTCCACACCAATATAAATCTTAGTGTCTGGACCTTGAGCATCTATAAACTTTTTGATTTGTGGTATGTTAAACTTCATTATTCTCTTTCTTAAGTTATTTGGCGTCCCGGCAGGGATTCGAACCCCGACCAACAGTTTTGGAGACTGCGATGCTACCGTTACACTACCAAGACGTTGTACTACTATTTAATGTTGGTGCCTCAACCTAGACTCGAACTAGGGACCCTTGCGTTATCAACACAATGCTCTAACCAACTGAGCTATTGAGGCATGGTGGGTCTTGAGAGACTCGAACTCCCAACCGCTAGTTTCGAAGACTAGAACTCTAATCCATTGAGCTAAAGACCCATGTTTGGTAGTAGATATAGGTTATGATCCTATCCGTTGCAGCCCATCTGACCACTCTCCCAGGTTTATAAAACCCGGCCGCACACCAGTGCTATCTACCATATTGTTATTGGCGGAAAGTATTGGAGTCGAACCAATCCACCCATTGCTGAATGACAGATTAGCAATCTGTTGCCTTGCCGCTCGGCCAACTTTCCTTAATTGTTTGGCGGAAGACAGAGGAGTCGAACCCCACCCGGCTCTTCACCAGGACCTGGTTTTCAAGGCCAGTCGCAGGACCATCCCCGCTGCATTATCTTCCATATTGTGGCTCCCCGAGCTGGGCTCGAACCAGCGACACCGTGATTAACAGTCACGTACTCTACCAACTGAGCTATCAGGGAATTGTTTTTGGTCTGTGAGGTAGGATTCGAACCTACAGCCTCCTGACTCCAGATCAGGCCGTCTACCAGATTGACATTACACACAGATTGTTACTGGTGCCCCAGAATGGAATCGAACCACCGAACCCGGCTTACAAGACCGGACCTTTACCACTAAGGATACAAGGGCTATTTTCTGTCTCTACCATTTCCTTTATTTTTAGCCTTATATGTAGGCGTCTGACTATGGCAGTTTGGGCATATTGCCCTTAAATTTTCTTCTTTGTTATTTTTATAATTCCCGTCGATATGATCTAATTCTAGATATAGCGGAAGACCATTATGTTCTTCGATACCACAAATAAGACATTTATTATTTTGTTTTGCCCTTATATAACGATGTATATACATACTAGTTTGATGTTTGCCTCGAAGGCCATCTTCTAAACCAGACTTCCACCGTTCTATGTAACTTTGATGCATTCCTTCTAAGTAATGCTTGCCACAATAGATTCTTTTTTCTTTATGTGTAAATACCGTAGAACATATTTTACAGCTATATTTTTGTAACATATAATCTTTCTTTAACTGGCACTCTGTAGGGGTGACGATCCCCTCTTACCAACGTGAAAGGCTGGGGTCCTAACCAACATAGACGAACAGAGTATAACTTGGCGTCCTCACCGGGTGTCGATCCCGGTCCTACACCTTGAAAGGGTGTTGATCTAGCCAATCGTAATCTATGAGGACATAACTTGGCGACTCCAGGGAGTAACGATCTCCCTCTTCCTCTTAGACAGAGAGGTGTGCGTCCATGAACACTTTGGAGCCTTTGTTGGTTGCGGGCTAGGGTAACGCTCCCTATTCCATCCTGGCTTATGAGACCGGAGTGTGGCTATCACAACCCGCAATAGTTGTTGGAGGAACGGGTCGGATTCGAACCGACGACTTTACAGTTTTGCAGACTGTTGCTTTGGGCCACTCAGCCACCGTTCCGTTATTGTTTGGTGGGTGGTCATGGAGTCGAACCAAGTATGCCAGAGGCGTCTGATTTACAGTCAGGTGCGGTCGCCAGTGCCGCTCACCACCCATATAACGCTCTCTTTAGAAAGCGTGTAATAAAGCATACTAAGGCAATCATTTTTGCGCTGTGGAAAAGCGCCATGTCTTCGATCCGCGATGCCATTGACGGACCAGGTCTTTTAGTATGCTTTATTACGCTGTAGTTTTTTGCTCCACAAAAGGAGTTTCATCGTACAGGCCGCCCGTTTACTAGATGTTTTAAGTGCCTAGCGTGGACCTCGTTCCCACATAACACACTATACTACCTTACTGTTTATTTGTCAATCTTCTATTTGAAAATAAACAGCTTCTTTACGCTGCGAAGCAAGTAATACCTTTGCTCGCTCGATCTTATTCTGAATCAACTTCTGCTTTTGCTCATCACTGAGTGAATAACTATAAGCCTGTTCCACAATACGATCATTTAATTTACTATAATCTATTGTCATCTTTCTTTCCTTTTAAAAACAAAAAACCCGGAGTGTTTAGTTCCGGGTCCTTAAAGTTTGTGATATTAAAATATTACTTAATCATCATATCCTTCTTGGACCCTACTATAATCTTTCCCTGCCTCAATCATATTAAAGCCACTATTATGAATTGTTGAGCGTAAAGAGGCTACCGGGCTCCAGCAGAGTGCTGAACCTTGTGCTATTTGATACGTTACGGACAATCTTGTATTTTTCATAATATGTTTATTATAATGCTTAATTAATTCTTTGTCAACCTTCTTTTTTACTTCTCTGAACTTTTATTTACCTAATGTTGCAATTATACGCATATTTCCATTGAAAGTCAACCACTTTTGGTAAAATTAGTTGCCCCATCTTAAAAGGAAGAGTGATGAGTCGGTATCGCGAACAAAACTTACACCACATAAGTGTGGTTGATCCAATGTCCACATGGTCCAAGTCCAGTGTATGTAATGTCTACCTACTGTTGTTTCAAGCCAATATTCCATAGTATCCACTGCGGCGATCCAATCTAAATTTCCATTGGTTTCTATTATTGGCCAAGGCGCTACAGCTCTATAAGGAAGTTCAGGATGTTTGTCCCAAAGTGCTCGCATAGAAGTATTTACGAGCCCAGAACTTTCATTATATGCTATTAATTGATTAGATCTTCTATAGATTTTTCGAACCCCACTGTAATTACTAATCTCGGTCCTGGGCTCAAATGTACGGTATGCACATAGTCTGTGCGTACAAATGCGCTAGGAGTTAGTAAATTTGATTCTGCAGCCGTAGCAGGGCCTAAATATTCCATTTTTTCTGCTACTGTTGTTCCTGGCATAGTTAGCCCAGTAAAAGGTAATCCAGTTCGAGTACTTACTTGAGTAATCGAGTATAGTCTTTTATCAGTATGATGAAAATCGGTCCACCAATGCATAGGATCTTCTGGATTACCTTTTATTAATATATTAAATCTACTTTTTAAAATTTTATGGTTTTCGTTATCCACATGGGGTCTTCCATAACCTTGATTTTCTAAATTAGCTAAATGTGCGGTTATGATTAGATTGGATGTATCACAATTATATTGCGACAAATAATTTAATAATTCTTGTCCAGCACTTACTTCACGCCATTCGTGCTGTAACTTTCTTTGATCCCAATCTAAATTATGATAAAAATTTTCATTAAAATGATTTTTATATCGATTAAGTATCCAATCTTTAGCTTCCTGCGAAAAATCAAAATCTGTTTTATGGAATAGTAACATTGATTAACTCTTCTATACTTTTATCGAAAGGCACAGTAATTACCAATCTTGGTCCAGGACTTAATTTTATAGTATGAATATAATCTGTGCGTACAAATGCGCTAGGAGTTAGTAAATTTGATGCTGTATCTGTAGCAGGACCTAGATACTCCATTTTTTCTTCATTAGTGTGTCCTGGCATAGATAAACTACTAAATTCTTGATTAGTACGTGTATTTAAAACATTACTATAGTACAAGCGTTTATCTGTATGGTGAAAGTTAGTCCACCAAAGCATAGGATCTTCTGGATTACCAAGCACTATTATATTAAATTTTGAAGTTACTGTTATTTTACCTTTAGCAGGTCCGTATAATTGTTCGGCGTCAACGTGCGGGCGACTATAATATGGTATTGTTAAATTTGCCAGATGAGCAGTTATGATCAGATTAGATGTATCGCAATTATATTGAGAAAGGTAAGACAATAATTCTTCTCCAGCAATAGATGCTCGCCATTCATGTTGTAGTTGATTTTGAATCCAATCATAATTATGATAGAAATTTAATTTGAAGTGATCTTTATATCGGTTAAGTAACCAATCTTTAGCTTCTTGTGAGAAATCAAAATTTGTTTTATGATATAACAGCATTATAATTTCCTACTAGTATTATCAAATTCTATCATAGTGACTCTTTTATTATCTAAAAAATATTTAATACCGTTAATAACTTGATTAACATCAATGACTGTACGACCTAATTCAACGCACCTAGCATTATTTTCAAGAAAACCTGGTATCAACAATAAACATCTTTCTGGATAAAATGGTTTATGATATTGATATGTTTCGTGTATTATTTTTTTATTAACTTGATATGGATTGGTGCTATAGTATCCAGCAATACTTCCAATAGTAATTAAAGTTACTTTTGAATCTTTTAAATCTTTTATGATATTTGCTTGTATAGTACCTGAATAGGCATTATTGAATACTATGTCCGCTGATTTCATTATAGACAAGCACTCGTCGTACTTTGTAGTTAAATCGTATCCGTTACTACGACTTAACCCGATAACTTCTTCATTGGGGAATAATTCAACTATTTTGCTTCCTACTAAACCAGTATGTCCAGTGATTACTATCTTCATTCTATATTTACCAACAAAAAAAGGACCCGAAGGCCCTTTTAGTTTAACTCGTAAAAATTAGAACGAGTACTTAACACCTGCGGTTACGATGTTGCCATTGTAAGCCTTAGTAATGTTATTACCTTTTTGGTAGGCATAATCAGCTACCAAATTTACATTCTTAACTACAGGATAGGCAATCCCTGCGCCAATAAATCCAGCACCACCATTACCTACGCCAGGTTTTTGTGTGTCAATAAATGCAGCTCCAGCACGAACATTAGTTTGTACGGGACCTAGTTTGATAACGTCATAACTCACAGATGCTGTGTAACGATTAACATCAACAGCATTGGTAGTACTACGATCAAAAGTTCCTTGAACGCCAATTGCGCCAAATGATTGACCAACAGAAACGCCTGCGGTATCTTGTTTAGAGCCCATGTTGCGGCCACCAAAAACACCAACGTCAGTTGCGAAAGCAAAAGTAGTTGATGCTAATAATGCTACTGCTAAAATTACTTTTTTCATACTAATAGTTCCTTTATGTTTATACTACTGAACAAATATTTATTGTTTTTTTGCGTTGGCCTGCAAAAATTGCTAGGTTTTGGCATATTTTTAAGTTTAATATACGCATATAATGAAGTCAAAAGAATAGGGGTCGAAGCCCCTATCTGTTATTTTCTGTTTCGACGGATAACTCCGCAAAGCAGTGATTAAACTGCTAATGTTTGGCGTTGTGCTGTACGAGCAGAGAAACGAATTCCCTTACCTGAAACAGTTACTTCGCCTTTAGATGCGTTTGCATTTAAGTTTTTCGCTTGATTTACAGTCATCGCCTACTGTGTTGCCTCTTTCATTATCTCACCATGTCGAAACCTTGTCATCCCCACTGAAACATACTACAGCTTTTGGCCTCGCTACCGATAACTCGGTTCGGTAATATGCTTCGGTGGAGATGCCGGGAATCGAACCCGGGTCCACAGCGCCTTCACTACGAAGGAATTACAACAATTCTTTACAGCGGAAGAATATTTGATGCTTGCTTGCCTTTAGGGCCTGCCACTACATCGAATGTTACCGCTTGATTCTCTTTTAAACTCTTAAAACCATTTGTGCTAATTGCGGAAAAATGTGCAAACAATTCCTCACCACCAGCATCGGGGGTAATAAATCCAAACCCTTTTGCATCATTAAACCACTTTACTTTACCTGTTGCCATGTTACTTTACTTCCTTTATTAAAAACTATTATACTACTATTTTACCTATTTTGTCAACCAATTTGATATAAACAAGCGTAGCGTGATACTTAATATATCTAACCACTCTAAAACTCAAATGAGCATTAGTAGGTATATTTAGTATTGATCGGTTCCGAATTGCTGGCAATGGACCACAACCTAATCTGCTCCACTCTTCTTCAGAGTAATAATACTGTTCAACTGGTTTTTTGTTCTGTTCCATAAATCTATTTAGTACTGGTAGGCCTTGTTACTTAAAGACATTTGGTGGTCCGGGTAGGACTTGCACCCACACTCCCCGAATTATGAGTTCGACGCTTTACTTTTTAAGCTACCGGGCCATCTTTACTACATTGTAAGTATAACATCGTTAGCTATAATTGTCAAGAAATTTTTCTAGACTACCATACAAATTAGCTAATACTGCTTCTTTACTACCAAAAAAAACAATAGACTTTGGTACACCTTTAGTAGTTATAATATAGTAAGGCATTTGAAGTTTTCTATCAAGGTCTAGTATTGTATGCTGATTAAACTTCATAGGATCATCAATGCGATATTCATAAAATTCAAGGTCTAATGTATCGGCTAAAGCAAACCAACCTAATTGAGTTAATCTAAGTCCGCCAGTTGGACGCAAATTATACCACCATGATACTCTAGCTGATTCTACGCTAATGCGTTGTTCTTCCGGGAGTTGATTTACTAATTGTTCTGTAAGTTTGAGTTTGTTACGCACAGTAATATCAAGGATATACTTTTTCGCCTTGCTTGAGTAACACTACGCTAAACTTATCAGTTTTGAATTGTGTGTTGAGTTTTTTGGCAAGATTGATTGCGTGACCTGGATTACTAAAACTTACTTTTTTATATTTAGGTCCAGGGTACTGAACTAATAAATTAGAAGTTTTAAGATTAACTGGTTTATTATCAAAGTAAACGGCCCATACTCCTTCCGAAGCAAGTACTTGCTCGGTTTTGTATGTTTGCTTGTTTGTAAGCTCAGCTAAAATGGTTGGCTTGGGGCGACTCACTTAGAATTCCTTTTGAATAGTTCTTTTCGTGCTTCAGATATTTTTTTACAAGTTTCTGGAGAACGCTTTTTACCTTTGTGGAGCAACGATATTTTTTGTTTGAATTCCTCACTTCGTGGAACCATTATTTGTTTAGCTCTAGCATCTTTTATTTTTTGTTTTGTTTCGTCACTATGCTTTTTTCCTAACATAGTAGGCGCTTGTTTTGCTCTAGCAGTTCGAATCTTTTCTTTACTAGACTCTGTATGTCTATAGTTTTTACTATTTTCTCTAATTTTTTGTCTAGTGGACTCTTTTACAGTACCGTAACTACCTCCCATTAATCCATCTTCGGGTTTAATGTTAGCCCATTCTGCTGACTCGACAATTTTGTTTTCTGTAGAAAATTTTAAAGCGTATTCGACTAATGTTTCTTTATTATCGAATAGCTGACACCAAACGGTAGTAACATCTAGACCGTGTTTATTAAGATGTGCCCGCCAGTGTACGCCAGATCCTAAATATTTGTTAGGATCCCGTATAGTTTTTCCAAAGTATTTTAGACCGGTAGTATTATGTTGCTTAATGTACAACCAGGTAGGTTTAAACGGTTTCGACATAGTATATTATTTAGTCATAATATACCTACTTATTTCATTTATTTGAACCCACCGCCATCAATTTTAAGTTCAATAACCTGGTCCTGCTGGGGCTTTAATGCGGCTGTTTGTAGGGTTCTAAGTTCAAGTAATAGCTCGGTTAAGTCCGCGGCCATGCCTTTAGCATCTTTCATTGGCATAACAAAGTCTTTACTACCCCGAGCATCATTACCTCGAACCCGCTCAATAAATTTTTGTAAGTGTAAGCTCAATGTTCTCTCTTTAAAAAGTTAGCTAGCTTAGGTGGTTCCCATCCCAATGGTTTAAGAATTTTACCATCTTCACGACGGCGTACTTTGCCCAGTTGACGGTCAATTTTGGCAAAGTTAGTAGCCATTACCTCACGCCAAGCACCTTCACCATCTGCGCCCATCGAATTGATTGCTCCGATAGTAACGACAATAATATCGATTAAAGCATCAAGAGTTTCAACTTGATTTTTATTAGCAATAGCTACTTGTAGCTCGTCGTATTCTTCTGTAATCAATTTGGAGTAAAGTCTAAACTGATCATCATTCATGCCTGAGATAGTCTGCTCGCAAGCTGTCATAAATTTTGCTGAATCCTTAAACGGGTTTGTCATACTTTTTCCTTTTTCTTTAATTGTGCGTTGCGTCTTGCTTCGGACCAAGGCTTACCTTTATGCTGTGATCCATAAATCTTTTTTCTCTCTTCTTCTGTAAGAGAACTTCTATGTTGTAATGCCTTTTCTTGCATCACTACTTTTGTATCTTCTGAATGTTCTTTATCTCTAAACGGATTATTTTCCTTCATCCATTCTCTGTGTTTTTCTTTTCTTCTCTTTGCTTCTTCTTTATCCTGTTGTATCTCTTCGTAAGTCTTGCCTTTGTTTTTACCTGGCTTACCTCTGCTGGCATTGCCTATTTTAGTTTTTGCTTCTTCGGTATGACTAAACGGACCACCATCGCCTGCTTCTGGTTTTAAGTTAGCCCACTCTGGACTATCTACTACCTGCCATAAGTCACTGTAGTACAGGCCCCAGGCTCTTATTTCTTCATTATCTTTACACTCTTTTAATATTTCTGTATCAACATCATTGCCGTGTTTCTCGATATGAGCTGACCAACGCTTACCAGAACCTTTGTAAGTGTACGGATCTTGATTAGTCTTACCTAAATATTTTAATCCGGTTTTACGATGAGTTTTAATGTACAAGTAAATCATATTGTACTTAGTCATCGTAAAGGGTTAGTCATTTATTTCTCTTGTATCTTTTTCACTTCTATACAAGCCCATCCCGATGCTGATTTAACAAGTACTCCATCATTCATTTCGCATTGGTTAGCTCTTTGTATTTGCTGATAAATCAAAAAAGGAACGGATAACAATATCAATAAAAGTATTGGCGGCCAAATTTTTTCAATTAAATTCATTTAGGTAGTGCCTCTTCTTTAGTTTGAAATGGACCCTCGTAAGGGTAGCGTTGTAATACAATTAATTTAGGATCTTGCATAGCCGCCCAATGACGACCTTTCTTGACTGTGTACCAACCAGCCGCATACCAAGATTTACTTTTCTTTGTTTTAGTGTAAACTGGTAGCTTTTGTGGAACGTCCCACATAGGATTATATACACGACCTGCTGCCGGAAAGCCATGTACTATATTGGTTGTTTTCTTTTTCTCAGGTTTAATAATAGCTTCAAAAGTAACATTGATATTTCGTTCAACTAATTTAATACTTTTGTATTGTGCTACTACTTGATTATTAATCTTAACTTGATAGCCGCCATCGCAGGCTTCAATGTTCCCTACTTTATTATTATTTTCTTGTAAAATCCAAAACTGTTTATCTATTACGGGTTTAGCTACTAGACTCATTTAGTCATCCTTTTTCTACATTGTTCTTTTACTGCTACAGGATAGTCGGGACTAATCTCTGCGATACCACAATCATACTTTACTGTTACATGGCGTACATCTGCGGGCCAAAATGCTAAGGCTAATATAGTTAACAATACAGCAAATGTTACCGTAGTCCAAAACATATCTTTAGCCATATTATTCTTCAACTCCAAAATGTTCTTTAATTACTCTGCCTACACCTAGAGTAATACCTTCGGCTTCTGAATTATGGTCATTGGCAACTTCGGCACATTCCTGAACAATCAACTCGGCGAACTTGGCTAAATCGTCGTGCGACATATTGCCATCGCTTAGATTATTATCAGTGATACCAGCCTGTTCAGCAAGTTGTTTAATCTTCTCGTTCATTGCTTTAATTCCCAAATTTAATTGTATGCTACTATTGTAACAGAATTTAACCATACGGTCAACTATTTTGGTAACCTAATAAAATTAACGAAAGATAAATATGAACTAAATAAGTGTAGTTCGCGATCCTGGCAGATCCAACTACTCTAACAGTTAAAAAGGAACTATTAGCAATGACTATTTACACGCTTTACATTAAGACGCATAAGAAAACAGGACTAAAATATTTAGGTCAAACTCATTACGATCCCTATGAATACAAAGGTTCGGGGATTGATTGGAAAAAACATATTAAACAGTATGGAGACGATATTACTACTCAAGTTATTTATTCCGGAAAAAATCGTAATGAAATGTCGTCCTTGGGCAGATATTACAGCAACCTATACCGCATTACAACTTCTGTGGATGATTTTGGCAACAGAATTTGGGCTAACAGAACTATAGAAAACGGTGGAGGCGGATGGAACATAGGTAAAACATACTCTACAGAAGAACGAAAAAAGTTTGGGCATACTAAGCATAAGGGTTCTAAACGAACAGATAAACAAAAACAAAAAATGAAGGATAATCACGCAGATTTTTCTGGTAGCAATAATCCTAACTATGGCAAAAAAGCAAAAGATTCAACACTTACAAAAATGAGAGTCTCAAAAGTAAGAGTATGTCGCATAGTTGATCGCAAAGAAATGTCTGTAAACGAACTTACTGGCTGGATTAAGCGAGGCTGTAATCTAAAAGACAACTATCGACATGATCCTACTATCTATTCATTTACTAACCTAATAACTAACGAAACTATTACTGCTACTAAACGAGAAATGATTGAACGATACAATCTAGATCAAAGTGCTATGAGTAGAGTATTAACCAGAAAGTTAAAATCTACTAAGGGATGGTCTTTAACTTTGTAGTGATCCAGTGTAGTGCTTATTAAGCCAATCACCAAATGTTGCTGCGTTTTCGCTTACCTTTGTAAGTTCGTAACGCCCACAAAATTTAAGGAAGTGACTACCAACTTGTCCTACATCCTTGTGACTAATTTGTTCCTTAATAGTATCATCTACTACTTCTTTAACATCATCTGGTTGCGCTGTTAAATCTACTAATGCTACATTACGCTGATAATCGTCCAACACACGATGTTCTACACCATCTGGATCCGTCCAGCGTTGTAGCATCATATTGTTCCAATTATATCCCTTTTTGTCCTTGTCAGCGAATGCCTCCACAAGGCCAACCTTGTTTTTAGTGCCCTTTGTTCTGACACCGGGAAATGCCGAAAAGACATTGTCGCTCGAATCGCCGCGCATACATTTCTCAAAAAGTAACCACTGTGGATCCGGTATTGTTTTTGGTTCTTTAGTTTTCTTGTCGATGACTGGTCTACCTTTGGCATCAAAGATTCCTTCTATAGTATGTAATTCGTCGGTAATTCCGTTATACTGCTTGACATTTTGTGCTAATAATTGAACAAAGTCAGTATCACTGCTGATAATAACGTGTTCATCTTGTGGATGTAATGCGATCCAACGAGCTATAATATCATCCCCTTCTGCTGTTGGGCAACGGATAACACTACAGTTTGTTTTCTCTGACAAGTATTTAGTCAAGGAATCATAGGTTTCCCAGAACATCTTATCTTCTTCTTGTTCTGCTTCTGTAAGCGCAGCTCTAGATACAGCACGATTAGCCTTATATGGTTTGTAGAAGTCTTTGCGCCAACTGCGCCCTTCTAAAGCAAATACCACATGATCCGCCTCAAATCGACGAGCCATTTTGTTAGCGGCCATTAATGTTACATGGAGGGCAAATCCTACCTTTTCCCAAGTATCACTAGCACGAAAGGCTCCATGTCTAGCACGAAAGAAAAGATTAGCGGTATCTATAAGAACATATTTCATACAAACAGTATAGCAGAACTTATATTAAAAGTCAAACGAAATTGTTGGTAATAATGTAATTTAGGAGTAAACGGTTCCAAAAAGAATGCCCGTCTTTACCAAAATGCTTAGAATTTGGGGATACCGTTTCGATATTGGCATTACGAATTTTATCTTCGTAAGTATCTGATATAAAGCTATTGTTCCAATCGTGTTGGATGTTAAAAGATTGGCTACTGTTAAAAAATATATGTTTAATATTTTGGTTGGCTAATTCCAAATGAAATTGCCAAATTTTTCCTTCATCTTCAGCAGTAGCAGGCCATTGGATAATAACTAAAACATCCTGCTTTTTCTCGTCTAACCATTTTTTTGTTGCGGCTATAATATCATCGGTGGTATTATCAACATACGCTTCGCAATGAAAACTATAACGAAGGGCTAGACTTAACATCTTGCCCCAACTGATTGCTATATTATCAGGATGCGGTAGTTGGCCTAAATGAGCTATTCTTGCGTCATCGCCGGCAACAATATATTGATTTACAGCTTCGGCGGCTGTGGTGTGACTATCACCGTTTACATATAATATCATTGTTGTTTTAAGAGTTTAAAAGTTTCAGCTTCGACTACACGTCTGCGTAAACTACTACTTGAAAACGAATGGTCACGATCGTTAAAAATACATTCGATACCTCGTCGATAACATTCACTCTTTCCAGTAAATTCTTTATCCTCATACTCAATACCCAATACACGAACATCCAAAGGCAGTATTAGAAGCAAATCAACTAAGTCTTGTTCTGTTTGATAAACAACAACTTCGTCTACATAGCGACAAGCGGCTAATTGTATTTGCCGTTCAACAATACTTTGTACAGGTTTGTTTTTAGTATCTCGGTCAATAGTAGGATCTGTTTGCAATCCAGCAATTAAGTAATCACAATGGTTCTTAGCTTCGGATAGCATAGCAATATGCCCAGCGTGTAGCATATCAAAAGTACTAAAGGTAATACCAATCTTTTTACCTTCTTCTGTAAGTCTGCGAATGTGATTAAAAATCAACTTACTTCACTCCTGCCATCGCCAACATCGCGACTTTTAACTACTCGCGGCGACATTGCTTCGTATTGTTCTGCTGTTTCTAATACTACATTACGACATACTGCGGTAAACCAACGATCAATAATATCTGCGTCTGTATCTTTAGGATCCATCATATAGCCATGGCGAACCAAATCGGCAATCATTTTGTCATTCCAATCAAATTCAAATGCGCCTGAATTAATATCGTTAGGATCTATGTCCATACTTAATACTTCAAAGTATGCTTCGCCTTTTTCAGTAGCAACTTGTTTAGCTGACTTAGCTTGTTGTTGCGCTACAGCCGCAATTGGCTTCTTTTTAAAAAAATCAAATATTCCCATTACTGATCCTTAAACAAATTTATTTCTTCCCATGGCAAATCTTTTTTGCCAAAGTGACCATAGTTAGTAGTCTTACTGTATATAGGTCTAAACAGCTTAAAGCGATTAATAATACCTAACGGAGTTAAATCTACATTATTATAAATCCACTCTGTTAACGCACGACTATCACCGTCTGACTCTATATAAAAACTCATAGGTTGTGCTACCCCAATAGCATAACTAATTTGTACAGTAGCCCAGTTAGCACGACCAGCGGCAACAATATTCTTAGCCAAATAGCGAGCCATGTAAGCGGCGCTACGGTCTACCTTAGTAGGATCCTTGCCACTAAACGCACCACCGCCGTGTGGGCTATATCCACCGTATGTGTCTACAATAATCTTACGACCTGTTAATCCTGTGTCACCATCAGGACCACCTACTACAAAACGCCCTGTTGGGTTAATATAAAATTCTGTCTTTTCATCTACAAATTCTGTAGGTAATATATTACGAATAATATTGCCAACGTCTTTACGAACAGTTTCGATATCAACATCGGCATTATGTTGTGTAGAACAAACTACTTTAGCAATACGAATAGGTTTGGCATCATCGCTGTATTCAAAAGTAACTTGACTCTTAGCATCTGGTCCAAGATAGTTAAGTACACCTTGTTTACGAACTTGTGTTAACCCTTCTACAATTCTATGACTCCAGTAAATTGCCGAAGGCATAAAGTTTTCTGTTTCGTTACAAGCATATCCAAACATTAATCCTTGGTCGCCTGCGCCAAAGTTGTCTGTGCCTAACGCAATATCTGCGGACTGGCCATGTAGCAAGTTAATAATTTTAACAGTACGCCAATCAAATCCTGACTGCTCGTAACCAATATCTTTGATGACTCGACGAATAGCTGATTCTACTTCTTCTGAATGTAATACACCTTTATATTCTCCAGCAACAATTACTGTATCTGTAGTTACCAATGTTTCACAAGCACAACGAAGACTAGTGTCTTCTTTACTCATTACTAAATCTAAAATAGCATCACTAATAGCATCTGCTACTTTGTCTGGATGTCCTTCTGATACTGATTCGCTTGTGAATAGATAGCTCATTAATTTCCTTTTAATTTCCATATAAGATGTTCGGTACTGCTATGCCATTTGTATTGATACGCTGGTTCGCCTGGCCCGGACCATCCAGCTACGCCACGATAGGCATATTCTAGCCAGATTAACTTATTACTTAGCGCACATTTATGGGGTAGCCAAGAAAATTTGAGTTCCCAAAATGCCTTTCTATAAAAAGGATCGATTAAATCAGGTATAGGCATACCATGAAATCCTTGTGGATACAATCAAGTACCCCAGTCGTTTTTCCAAAGAACCACTTGAAGTCTATCACTATAGCGTAAGCCATTTGCCATAGCTAGTTCTGCTACTCGACGATTATTCAAAGTATAAACACTTTCAACCCCGCCAACTGGCATTAAGTAAATTGGGCCTTTAAACCCAGCCGCTTGATAAATTTGCGATACTGCTAGTGCTTCTTCGGCATCTTCTTCTGTAGAGATTACAAATTTTAAATAAGTGTATCCAACTTCTTGATATTCGCAAACTACTTCAGGCTTAATAGCATCTTCACGCAATTCACCAGAGCAACTTAATTTAGCACTAACACTAAATGTAACTTGTTTAGGCTTGCCAACTCCATCTAATGACCAGTTAATCAAAAACTCTTTAAACTCTGGACTTAGCTTTTGAGTGCCATTCGTTTCAAAAGTAATTTCTCGTAAATTGGCCATCTTAGGATTGTTCAGCAAGTCTGGATAAGCACGTTGCCAACCTAACAAAGGTTCTCCGCCTGTGATAACCAAGTGCTCAGTGCCCCACTGACCAAATGGCAGAATCTCCATAATGCGATTAGCAATAGCATCTGACTCCATTAAAGGACTTAAATCTTTAAAGCGCGGATCCCAACTAGCATAGCTATCACATCCTGTACTTACTAATGGCAAGTCTTCATATTTGGTAAACATATGAGCAACTTCTGCTATTTCTTCTACTTCTGTGCTAAGTTGACCTTTGGGCATACCAAATCCAGCACAGCGGAAATTACAGCCGAAAGTTCTAAGGAATATACTGGGCACTCCCATATAGCGACCTTCGCCTTGAATACTATAAAATAGTTCTGCTACTTTTAATTTACTCACCGAATTCCTCTCTCATCATTTGATCATGTTCATTTTCTTCTTTAGCACCTTTCCGTGCTTTTTGTTCTTGATAGCCGCGACTACCGTCTCCTTTGCCTTTTACTCTGCGCCCACACTCCGTACATTCGTGAAATCCTTGTACAAACTCTTTTCCACTATCAAATGTTATTACTTCTGTGCCTTCGATTGTGAATTTTTTGTAACACTGGTTAAAGGTACAAACCACTTTCATAGTTTCAGGATCTATAAAAGATACGTCTACTTTTTTCTTTGACAATTTACTCATTTCTTCCACCACCCTTCATAAGGAAAATTAACCCATCGAGGGTCTTCGTTTTTATTAATCTCCATACCAGCATAGTTAATAGTTAATTCACTCTTACTTGGTAAGTTATCGATTAGTACTGCTACTCGTACATTGTTGCCCCAAACTTGTTCCCAAACTTCTGTAGCCTGCGGTAAGCAACTTGATTGCCAATCTTGTTTAATCCAGTTTAGAGTAGCACCTGTATCATTAATATCATCAACGATAAGAATATTTTTGCGTAGCTTTTTCTTAGAATATGATTCGTGATCTTTGCGGATTTCTAAGTTGACATACCCAAAGGCATCACTTGCCATTCCGCAATCACTTACACAATCTTGATCATCCCGTAATGATACTTTAAGTGTTTGCATTGGCACGTCTAGATATTGGGATATAAGAACAGCTGGAAGTAACCCGCCACGAGTAAGTCCTACAACATAATCGGGTTTCCAGCCGTCTTTCGTAATTTGACGTAGAATGTCTTGAGTTAAACATTCTACGTCTTTGTAAGTTAAATTAGTATGGTCCATACAAGTATTATACACACTTGTATTTAGGTCGTCAAGCTATTACGATAAAATTTGGCGAATACCTTCTTCAAACGACATAGGATTATAGTCAGGCATAATCGAACGAAGTTTGGTAATATCAGGACGGCGATTAGCAACAGAACCTGGCATACTTGGTAACTGTTCAAATACTGCGTCTGGATGACCTAATTCGGTAGCAATAACTTTAACAGCATCACCAATTGAAATCTCGCGGTCATTGCCCACATTAACCAATTCACGAGTAGTGTTTTCGGCAACATAGATACTAGCACGGATAGCATCTGATACATGACAGAAGCTACGAGTTTCTTGTGCGCCGATTACAGAGAAAATACCGTTTTTAATCTTGTTAATTTGGTCACCTAAGAAATGACCTTGTTTACTGTTTTCACCATATACATTAAAGTAACGGATCATAACATAAGGTAAGTCCGAATTAGCCAAATAGTTTTCACTAGTAATCTTAGCCAAACGATAACTCCAACGAGCATTGTGTATATCTTTAATAAACACATCTGAATTCTCTGGAACTGGACTCGTAGGATCATCTGCTACAATTTCACTGCTCGAAGCATATACTAAGCTCTTAAGATTAGTACATTTACGAGCAAAATTGAAAATGTTTAAATCGCAAACAAAGTTATTTTCTAATACCTTGTTAGGCATTTTGTAAAAGTTAGTTGTACCGTTAATAGCACCATAGTGATAAATGTAATCAAAATCAGTTGGCAATAATTCATCAAACAATACTGTGTTATTTAAGTCAGCGGCAACAAACTTATCACAATCAGGAATACTTGAACTACGACTATGATTATCTAGTGCCCATACTTCATTGCCAGCGGCTTTAAGTTGTTTACAAAATTCTGTGCCTAGCAATCCGCTAGCGCCTGTAATTAAAATTTTAGCCATTTACAATTTTCTCATTATCTTTAATAGTTGCTTCAATCATAGCGAAGTCAAGTCCTAAGTTCTTAACTAAGTTAGCCCACGCACTTGTATCTTTTGGCAAGCAATGTCCGCCAAAGCCACGCAAGTTTTCATTACACATCAAATATGCTGGATTAATACAATCACGCTTGGTAATAGCATTGTAAACATTATTATAATCTGCGCCTAATGCTTTACATACTTCATAAGCAATATTAGCAAAAATAATTTGTACAGAATGATTTACATTGTTGAAGTATTTGATAACTTCTGCTTCTGCTGGCTTAACACAAGCAACATTTTGTGGCAAGTTACCATGGATAGCTTTAACAATAATATAATCTTCTTCGCGATTACTGCCAATTACTAATAAATCATGATTGTACATAAAATCAGCTAACGCTGTTTTAGCACGAAGAAATTCTGGAACGGAGCAAATACGCAAGTTAGGGTATTGGGCAGATAGCTTATCGCAAGTACCAGGAACACAAGTACTTTTAAGTCCTACTAAACCTTTGTAGCCAGCGTCGTTTAATTCGCCAACTACCTTTTCTACAATACTTGTATCGCAATCACCATTTGGCGCTTGGTTAGTAGGAACACAAATGAATACACATTCTGTATCTAATACATCATTAAGTGTTGATCCTTCGTATGCTGGATCAAAGAAACTCATTTGGTGACCCAAATGATTTAATCCTTCATAAACTGCTTTGCCTACTGTGCCTTTTCCTATTAAACCAATCTTCATTCAATTCTCCTCTGGATATTTCATATCAACTAGTTGATTACTCTGAGCTGACGCCATGCTTAATATTTCTTGTGCCACATCTTCGGGTTCTAAACATATAGCCGAAGTTTTCATATCTATCATTTTAGTGCGTGTGCGTACTGGATTAATTAATCCTAATGTAACTTCACTGCCTTTAAAATACTCACAGGCACCTTGCCATACATTATATAGTGCTGCTTTACTGGCGGCGTATAAAATGTAGTCTTTGCGTCCTGACTTATACGCACTAGATCCAACCATAATAATCTTTACAGGTTTCTTAGTACCGTTACTAATGTAATGACGAATAATGGACCAATTCGATCCAATGTTTATATCAAATGTATTTGAATGTGTTTCGTTATTAGTTTTATCGAAATGACCTACACAATTTACAATAACATCTGGATCATTACTTGATAACATTTCTTGTATTTTAATATCGCTATCTAAATAAACAAAATTTACTTGATTTTTGCTAATAGGTTTGACAATATAGCCGGCTCGAGTGAAGGCTTCACAGGTAGCTTGACCGATGCCGCCATTAGATCCAAATATAACTGCTCGTTTAATCATGTTTTGGTAAAATAGAATCTACACGGAATGTATCATTCTCGTAATCTTCGCCACCGCGTGGGCCTTCAGCAAAAGCAATAAACACACAGCCATCGCTACCAGCTTCCATACCGTGGATCTCATTAGGTTCGCTAATAACCATATCCCCAGGACCGGCAGTGATTCCAACGGCTGGCTCATCACTATCAACAGGCTTAGAGTAATAGTGTAAAGTACCAGCTAACACATAGGTATACTGCGTAGTAAGTTTGTGATAATGATTAGCACGAATAGCACCAGGAGCGTTAGTAATAATACAAGCATGATTCATATTTGCTTTGTAAAAAATATCGGTAATCGAACCACGGTCGTCTGCGTGTTTGCCTAAACCTTCTTCTGTATTGTTATAAATGTTGTAATGTCTCATTGTGATATAAACCTTGTGTTAGGGTTGATGCTTAATAGAGCTTTCTTTAGTGGCTCTCCGATATTCCAGCTTAGTACTAATGCGTATGGTTTTTCGTGTTTAGCAAACTCGTCATCGCTACGAATAGGAATACGAGTTAATGGTGTGTATTTGCCTTGTTTAAATTGACTAGCATCTGTAATACAAGTTAATACTGTTTTATCTAGTTTGTGCCAGTTTAACCAAGTATTAGCTTTGGCTGCCGCCCCAACACCAATAATAACAGCATCAGGTTCATCTGCTAAAATTTGATAAAAGTTAAGTAGCCACGCATTGCGTTGCTTTTCAAACTTGTCTTGTAATTTGGTATAGAAAGTAGTATCAAACAAACCCATAGCAGTTTCGTTTTCGATAGCACCACGAACCAAGAATGGCATTCCGTTGTTAGTAGTATGTTTAGCAATAACTCTAATACTGCCGCCATGATAATCAACTATATCAAAATCTACAATATCTAAACCAACTTGCTGTAGCAAGTTCCAAGCACTCTTAATAGTAAAGTAAGAAATGTGTTCGTGATAAACCATATCTACGAATCGACCACTTTCAATCATACTTGCCCAGTACGGTAACTCAAATACAAATATACCATCTTTATCTAATAACTGTGAAACTCCCGAAGCAAAGTTAACAGGATCGTTAGCATGATTGAATACATTGTTAGCTATAATTACCGAAGCCTTGCCATGTTCTTCGGCAACTTCAACTGCTGTATCAATATTGAATAAAGCAGCTAATGAGTCGACTCCTTTTTCTTTGGCAATATCGCACATAGTTTGGGAAGAATCGATCCCAAGTACTTTGGTATCTGTATCTTGAAATTGTTTAATTAAGTAAGCATCGTTACTACCAATCTCTACAACCAATCCCTCAGTGTTGTATTTGCTTTTGATAGTAGAAGCATATTCATCCCAGTGATCTCTGGCAGTTTTTGAATTTGACGATGTATAGCTATAACTGTATAAGTTATAACGATCTTCGGCATCGCTAACGAATCCTAATTGGATTTGCCCTGAACTAGAATTTAAATGTAGTTGTAGTGGAAATACTGGTTCAGACATATGAAGCTGATCTTCAGCAATGAATGTATCAGCATAAGCGTGTTGCCCGAAGTCTAAAATTTTTGTAACAAACTCGCCTGTAATTAAACAGCGATCTAAGTGGGTGCTTTCAGTTATTTTACTCATTATCTTTTTACCGGAGTTTGTATCATTTGTTTATTAATATCATTCTTTTTAAGTTTTTCCCAAGGATCCTGTTGACCTAGTTTTACATTTTGCCAGAAAGAAAGGTCTTTACCTTTTGACACTAGATAAGAAGCAATCTTTTCAGCGTCAACTAATCTGCCATTGCCATATGAAGGATGATGGAAATCTTTTGGACTACTAGGATTACCTTCTAATACCTCACGATTTTTAAATGTAAGGTCTGCGTTGCTACCAGTTAAGTCATGTCTATCGTGTGTAGCGTAAATTTCTACAATTTCCATAATGTCAAGCATATAAGCAATTTGACTTAACTCAGCATCAATCATTTGATGACGTGAGAAGAATCCAAATAAGTCATACCATTCTTTAGGAACAATAGGGAAAATAGAATATGGATGTTCGCGATGAACATGGATTTTAAGTAGTTTGAATTCACCAGTATGATCAGTGATAATTTTATCCCAACCTGTAGTTTCCATCAAAGCATCGTCATTCCAAACAAACAACCAATCAGCTGATGCTTGTGCGGCTAAGCCATTATAGTAACGATTTAATCCAACATAACCCATTGGTTCAAATACCATTACAGTATAATGAATTCCTTTTTGTTCCATCCAAGGCTGGATTGATTCGGAAAAATATTTTAATCCAACTTCATCATCATTATCAAATGCTAATAATAATTGGACCCCGTCAATATCAAGTACTCTGTTAAAAACACTAATAATACTTAATTTTAATGCTGTAGTTCTGCCTCTTGTAGGAAGCATTACCGCTATTTTATAATCGTTTTTGGACTGGGCCATTGTTATCCTTTGTACAGTTTGTACTATTTACTGGATAATATAGGTACTTAATAATTTTCTTAATCTTTGTAGATAGTGGACCATGTAACTAACTTAGCTGACTTTTTTAAGGTAGCATCGTGTAGTTCTTTCTCAGTAAATAGTTCGTGAGCTTTGAGTAATTCAATTAATAAAGTGACATCGCCTAATTCTTGTATCAATTCTTCGCGTTGAGTGCGCCCAGATTTGAGATTTTCTCCTTCTATCCCAAATCTGCGGCACTTGCTTATAGCTTGAATAACTTCAGCACACTCTTCTTGTAGAATGTCTAAAATTTCGTTAATTTTAGGCGAAGAGGTCTTCATTCCATTCCCTGTGTCCTTCGCGATACGCCATGTTAGACATTGTTTCGCGAACTTCTACACGATAGCACCATAAGCGGTCAGCTTCGGATTGTCCCCACATATCAGGTATGTAAACTCCGTTAACATATTTGTAAAGTTGATCAGCTAGGCCTTCACAACCTAATTTAGGAAGAATGGTTAGTTTAGCAAGATTGCGTTTTTCCATTTCTTTATAAAAGTCAAGTTCCGGATCATCTTCTGCTACTAACAATGTATGGTCAAACTGTGACTCTAATACCGATTTCAATTCTTTAAGTCCACCGTAATCGGCTGCCCAGTTGCGTACATCTAAATCATTTGTACCAAAATAAAACTTCATACTAAATGAATAGCCATGAATTAAATTACAATGACTATCAGCTCTCCATTGACGATAAGCGCAAGGAAATGCGTCATGATATTCTTTAGTACTTGTGTATTTGTATTGTATTGCTTGGTTTGCCATTTATTTCTCCTATGTTAGATTATAGCATAGGCAGCAGAATTTGTATACCGGGATGATGCTCAAAAGACCGGTTGAAACTATTTATTATCAGATTCTGGTGTAGCAGCAGGAGCTACTGGCTTTTCGGTAGTACCCATCTTTTTAGCAAGGTATGGATCAACATATGGTTTGTTAACTGTTTCGTCGGCCACATTCCAACCAATGGCACTAAAGAATCCTACAATTAACCAAGTTCCTATAAGTTCAATGATCATATTTTTATTATTACGAAAAAAGATATTGTATAAATGCGACAAACATAATCCAATATATATAAATTTCGTGTAGTATCTGTTCAATCATCTCGGGGCAAAGTCCTGTTGTAGTTTGATATTGTCCATAAACTCTTTCTTAGTGCCAGCATCTTCATTAAATGCTCCACGCAATACAGTAGTCTGTGTCAGACTAGAGTGTGCCATAATACCTCTATTTTCGCAACAACCGTGAACAGCCTGTATATATACACCTACGTCTTTACTATCAGTTGCTTTCATTATTTCTTTAGCGATGTCATTACATAGTTCCTCTTGTAAAGTCCCACGGCGAGCACACCATTGAGCAATCCTTGTATACTTAGAAAGACCAATGAGCTTGTTGGCAGCGATGATCCCGATATAGGCAACCCCACTAACTGGCTGATGATGATGACTACACATACTACGCAATTCACTGCGAACAACCAACATACCTTCATATCTATCCTCTGAATTATTTGGAAACGCTGTACAATCTGGAGCCGGCTCATATCGCCCTGCCATAATTTCGTTAAAATACATCTTAGCTAATCTTTTAGCTGTGCCTTTACTGTTGGGATCATTTTCGCGATCAATAAGCAATGCGTCTAGTACACCTTCAAATGCTATAGTGGCATTAGCAATTAATTCATCTCTGTGCCCGACTACATACTCACTAATGTTATCCCCAGCCCAGAAGCGTTTCTTATCGCGTTTCATATTAAAACGGATAGCATCGGCTAAGGTTGCTTCTTCGTACCCTTTGTCGCTCATCATCATTGCGGCATCTTCGTAGCCAGGATGATACGGTGCTTCTTCTACTAATTTCTTAGCGTTTTCTCTATCTTCTGTTGTAAATGATGTCATTCGTTTTCCTCTGATAATCTGTCAATAATTTCTTGTTGCTCTTGTTCTTTCATTTGATTTATGTCTAACTTTTCAAATCTATAGCCATATCTCATTGATGGCATAAGCGCAATCTTTTCAAACATATCCATTTGGTCAGTTGTAACGCCATAGATATAGCCTCTAACTTCTTCACTTTCTGTTTCCGCGTTAGCAAGTTTAGAACCTCTTTTGGAAGCGCCATGTAGTGTAGAACGCCAAGCATAGTATTCTTCATCGATTGAATCAACAAACCCTTTTAATTTAGGATCATCCTTTTTAGCAACCCATACAATGTATAAGTTGTCAGATTCATATAACAAAGTATGCTCAGTTTCGTTAGAAGTTATACGCTCAAATTGTTCTGTTAGTATCATATATGCTTTTATTATAAAGGTTATTTAGGTTTAAGTCAATTACTATGTAATATTTTTTAACAGATTTGTAGCCGAAAAGAAGTTTTCAGAAAGATCCTTGGCTTGTTTTTCGATATATGGAATTCGAACATCATATGATTCCATATCTTCTATAATAACCTTACATAAGTCTGGACGATAAACATTATACGCTTCATAACTTTCAGTCCATATACTAGGATATTTGAAATGATTATAATACATTTCAGTATAACTTAATCGATCCGGAACTAGGGGAATGGCTCCTAGTAATGCGCCTTCGTAACAGCTAATGCCAAGTGTTTCTTGTAAGTTAGCAGAGAACACAATCTTAGCTTCGCCCAACAATGTGTGATATTCATGTTTAGTAAGTTCTTGTTCTTGACAAACAACGAATTCATATTGTGGTAAGTGTGTAGCCAAATCTTTAAAAATGTCTACTTGTTTTTCTGGAGCAATACGATGTGGAAATAAGATTAAGTCACGCTTTTTTAAATTCTTATAAGGAGCCAGTTCAGCTTCCATATACTCCATGGGCCATCCTGTTTGTGTTACATAAGGATTGGTACCATTATCTTCTACATCAAATAAGTTTTTAGCAAACATTTTGATATGAAAATCTGTAGCAAAGTAGTTGTGGTCGTATGAAAAGAAATAACTCTTTTCAGCGTGACGCACCCATGGCTTATCTCCAACTAAGCGTCCAAGAAAGTCTTGAGGATCATAACTGCCAGCATGCCATAAGCCATGTGTGGTTACAGGAATCTGTAACAACTCGCTCATGTATTTTAAGTTTATGATGCCAGGATGCCAAGCATCAGTAAAAATGAAATGATCACCAGGATTAACTGCTCCGGAGCAAAATAAACGGCCCATCTGCTCAACTTGATTAGCCTTGTATATATTGGTGCCACCAAAATTAAGAAAAGCACCAGGAGTAGTGGCTTTAGGAATATCCTCAGGGCCAGCGATAATTTGAACATCGTGTCCTCTCTTTCTAAGAAGGTTAGGTAAGTGAGTTTTCCACTCGCAGGTATAACGAGTGGAAACACTTTCTAGATCGACTAAAAAAACGGTCAAATCGGTCTTCCTAAACGACGTGCGTCTTCAACCCACATATTCTTAGCATTTTTGCCTTGAATAAATTTGTTGTACTGTTGCCAAGCATAGCTCTTAAAGTTATACAAGTCTCCTTCGTTGAAACGATATCCGTAGTCAACGCAGAAGTCTAGAAACTTACCAAGGTCATCTTGGACTGATAGTGCGCGAGCACTGGGTTTATATTGTTGCTTACCCATTGTGTTTCCTTAAAATTTAATACTATTTGTTGGGCGAGAAAGTTCATACTTTATGAGGCAACCGTTCTCACCATCTTCGGCTACTTCAATCCATACAGCACGTTCAGGATACCTGGCGGCTATTTGTACATACAAGTCATCGGCTATCATTTCACATGACTTAAAATCGAGTTCTAAAATATCTTTACTGTACAAACTTTCTAACCAGCGTTTAAATTGTATGAACTCCAAATCTCTATTCGAATGCCAAACATCAATCCAAACTTTAAACCAGAACACGTGCCTGTGTGGACTAGCTAAAAAGCTAACATCATATTCGCCGGCTGTACATAAATTAGGATCTGTGGCTGCCGCTGGATAACGATGGATACCTTCTCTACGGAAAGTACACCAAATTTTACGCTCGGCATTTTCTTTAATGCGGTTAGCTTTTTCTAATAATGCTTGTTGTCGTTGTTGATCCATTTTAATGTTTCCAAAGTTCCATTGCTACAATTTTTCCGATTGTTTCTGCTACATCTGTCCCATCCGGAATAATATGGGTTGAATAATTGGTACGACTGTTTTTATCATCGTACTTGCGGAGTTGTACAATAGTGCCACCTTGTGCTGGCATTACATTAAATGATAGTCCGTTAACATCAATCGATGGGTCGTTACCGTCTAAACAAACTTCAGTAGGATAGCAGTCATCTCTTTCAACAGTCATATAACCAGCACCTAGC